TCAGCAACAGATGAATGGTTAAAGGAGTATTTATATGAGTGATTCATACAGCTACGATGCAGACGTGACAGATCCCAATGAGGTAGATCCCATTGAGCGCATGTGTCGAGAGCTAGTAGACTATCGCATCAACGTCATGCCAGTGAGTGAAATGCTAGTCATATGTGCAGATCATCTCATGCAGGACTTAGAGAACAGACCACTGTCACAGGTACAGGCGATGCACGATCAGTTGTTCAACAGCTCAGGAGAGATACACTAATGCGCTGTAAGGCATGTAACAAACTGCTTGAGGACTATGAGTCAGTCAGGAAAGACAAGCAGACAGGTGAGTTCCTCGACCTATGTGACGAGTGTTTACACACCAGCAATCAAACACTATTCGACATGACAGAGGAGGAAGATGGTACTATTTTGTACGATGCTGTTGACAACTGAGTCACGCATCTGTATAATACTATAGTGTTAGACAACGAAAATAAACTTACAATTGTAAATTTATAGCTGTCTAGCACTATCATCAATCGGTAACTATAGGAGAAATACATGCCGGTAATTGAAGGTAAAGCAAACTTCGTACACGTTAAGCAAACTGAGGAGTTCCAAGGTAAGGACACAGGACGATTCAGTGTTCTCATGACATTGAGTGATACCGATGCCCAGACTTTTGAGAACATGGGTGTACGTCTCAAACCCTTTGGGGAACCACCTGAGCAGATCATGCAGCGTAAGTTCAATAGTAACTTCCCTGTGAAGCTCATTACGAATGATGGTGTAGACATACGTGCTGTGTCTGACTTCATCGTTGAGCAACAGTCTGAGGATAACTTGGATGAGGAAGCAGCTATTGCAGCAGCGGTTCAGGAGTACGGTCAGTCAGCGGTGGACTTAGCTTTGGCTGATGAAGTACCTAGCGGCAACTTCCGTGTCTCATTTGAGTTTGGTAAGATGCACCCTGTACATGGGGTACCTGTGTACATGAATGGTATTCGTATCCTCCAAGCAGATTCTGCTAGTGTCGATCCAGCACTCTAAGTTTGTACGTCATGAGCCATGCAATGCGTGTGGCTCCTCTGACGCTAAGGCAGTGTACGAAGATGGAGGTAGCTATTGCTTCTCCTGCCACGACTTTAGTACGGGTGGCAGCAATGTCACCTCTACTAAACCAACTGAACTAAGGAGGAAGCTAGACTTGACAGGAGTAGTAGCCGACATCCCTGAGAGAAGTATCACCAAAGCCACCTGTGCTAAGTACGGTGTGACAGTGGAGTACGACTCATCAGGTAAGATAGCGAAGCATATCTACCCTTACTATGCCTGTGATACTGACGAGGTGAAAGGTACCAAGGTCAGGCTGGTGCAGAACAAAGACTTCTTTGCCACTGGCAGCACTGAAGGTGTTGGACTCTTTGGACAGCAGACATGCAGAGGTAGCGGTAAGTTCCTAACAATCACAGAAGGAGAAGTAGACTGTCTGTCAGTAGCAGAGATGTTCGACAGGCGATACGATGTAGTGTCCTTGAGATCCGGTGCCTCATCAGCATCCAAGGAAATCAAGGAGCAGCTAGAGTGGCTCGAAGGGTACGATAACATCGTGCTGTGCTTCGATAACGACAAGGCCGGTAAGCAGGCTGTAGCAGATGTCAAGGATCTGTTCAGTCCCAACAAGCTAAAGATCGTTAGGCTCCCACTCAAGGATGCCAATGAGATGCTACAGGCCAGACGGGTGAAGGAGTTTGTGTCTTCATGGTGGGATGCAAAGGTCTACCAGCCAGATGGTATTGTCTCAGGCAATGACACATGGGATGCCTTGACCAACAAGATCAAGGTCAGTTCAGTTCCATATCCTTGGCAAGGTATGAACACATACACCAAAGGATTTAGGCCATATGAACTGGTGACAATCACAAGTGGCTCTGGCATGGGTAAGTCACAGATAGTCAGAGAGCTAGAGTATTACCTACTAAACGCTACGGAGGACAACATTGGTATCCTAGCTTTAGAGGAAGACGTAGCTCGCACTGCACTGGGTGTCATGTCAGTAGCAGCAGACTGTCCCTTGCACTTGGAGGAAGATCTTGACCCTGAAGTTGCGCTACCCTTCTGGGAGCAGACTATGGGCACTGGTCGGTACTATCTGTTTGACCACTGGGGTAGCACAAGCGAAGATAATCTGTTGGCTCGCGTGCGCTACATGGCAAAAGCGTTAGATTGCAAGTGGATTATCCTAGACCACCTATCCATCGTTGTGTCAGCACAGGACAACGCAGATGAGCGCAAGGCTATCGACGCTATCATGACTAAGCTACGGTCACTGGTGCAGGAGCTAGGCGTAGGTCTCTTCCTTGTGTCGCACCTCAAGCGTACCCAAGGCAAGGCACATGAGGATGGTGGGCAGATAAGCCTAAGTGAACTACGTGGATCACAAGCTATTGCTCAGTTGTCCGACATGGTGGTTGGTCTTGAGCGTGACCAGCAGAATGAGAACGAGGAGAGACGCAATACAACCACAGTGCGTATCCTTAAGAATCGTTATGCTGGACTTACTGGTGCATGTTGCTACCTGAAGTACGACAAGATCACAGGCAGGATGCGTGAGGTGCCCAAGCCACAGGAGGACAAGGCGAATGCACTCTGATCTATTCCTAGACATAGAGACCAATGGTCTTGATCCTGACACCATCTGGGTAGCAGTGACTATGCAGGACGGTGAAGCTCAGGCTCACTATGACAAGGACAGTCTCTCACAGGCGCTACAGGGCGACTTCCCAGTGGTAGGTCACAACCTCATAGGCTTTGACTTGCCGGTGCTAGAGAATCTCTGGGGTATCACAGTGGACAAGCGTAGGGTGGTGGATACCTTGGTACTATCAAGGCTTGCTAACCCACAGCGTGAGGGTGGACACAAGCTAGCTAACTTTGGTGGCAAGGGAGACCATGATGATTGGTCATGCCTATCTAATGAGATGGTTGAGTATTGTATCCAAGATGTCCGTGTGACAGCTCAGGCATATCACAAGCTCAAGCTAGAGCTACGTAAGTTTAGCCAAGAGTCTATTGACCTTGAGCATGAGGTGCAGTGGATTGTGCAGGAGCAGATAGCTAACGGCTGGCTCTTGGACATGAGACACTCCGCTGACTTACTGGCTACCCTGAAGGAACGTAAGCTGGCTGTGGAAGATGAAGTGCATGAGGTATTCAAACCTAAGTGGGTGGACGTTAGACAGGTGGTGCCTAAGACCAAGAAGGACGGCAGTCTATCTAAGGTAGGACTCACTGACGATGAGTACCATCGTGTGATGGACACTGGTGACAGGTCTCCCTTCATGCGTAAGATGCTCAAGCCATTTAACCTTGGGTCTCGTCAGCAGATAGGAGAGTACCTAGTAGACTTTGGATGGAAACCTAAGAAGCTAACACCTACAGGTCAGCCAATGGTAGATGAGTCAGTCCTATCTACAGTGAAGGACATACCTCAAGCAGCTATGATCGCTGAGTACCTGATGTTGCAGAAGCGTGTTGCTCAAGTGCAGTCATGGGTAGATGAAGCTAACCCAGACACAGACAGAGTGCATGGATATGTAAACACTAATGGTGCTGTCACTGGTAGGATGACACACTCTAAACCTAACCTAGCCCAAGTTCCGGCAGGCTACTCACCGTATGGCAAAGAATGCCGACAGTGTTGGATTGCAAGGGATGGATACAAACTTGTAGGGTTTGACGCTAGTGGACTTGAGCTACGTATGCTGGCTCACTACATGGACGATGAGGAGTACACTAATGAAGTCATTGGAGGAGACATACACACTGCTAACCAGCAGCTTGCAGGACTTGAATCAAGAGATCAGGCAAAGACTTTCATCTACGCACTGTTGTACGGAGCAGGAGATGCGAAACTTGGTACGGTGGCAGGAGGAGGCGCAAGTGCTGGTAAGCTGCTTAGAGAACGATTTATGTCTAATCTCCCAGCATATGCAGATCTTAAAGAGCGAGTTGCACAAGAGGCGACCCAAGGCTGTATCAATGGGTTAGACGGCAGGAAACTACACATACGATCAGAACACGCAGCACTGAATACATTACTACAGAGTGCCGGTGCAATCGTTATGAAAAAAGCCTTGTGTTTATTACAGGAGTATGCTATACTATGGAACTTAGATTATTACTTTGTTGGAAATATCCATGATGAAGTACAAGCAGAGGTTAGAAGATCCCAAGCAGACAAGTATGGAAGACTTGCAGTCTCATGTTTGGAAGCAGCAGGAATTGAACTTGGGCTTAAGTGTAGGCTCACAGGAGAGTACCAAGTCGGAGAAAGCTGGGCGGATACTCACTGACAGTAACAGGAAAGGAGACTTAGCTGAGTATTATGCAGTTACTTGGCTATGGGACAACGGTTATGAAGTGTTCATGAACTCAGGATCTACCGGCCCTATTGACATGATAGCTTTCAAACTAGAGACGAGAGAGTTTATTCTTATAGATGTAAAGATGGCTAGGATAGGGAATAATCCGAAGAATGCCACAGACACTCCTAGACAGAGAACTCAAGAGCAGAAAGATTTAGGAGTAGTGTTCCTTATCTTTGATCCCTACAATAGAAAACTTAACTTCGTTAAACATAGAGAGTAATATGAAAACAACTAACACACTGATAGATGACATCTACGATCTTGTGAAGTTCAAGTCACCTGACAAGTCAGTGGATGCAGAGCAGATCATTGATGACTTTGGTGAGGCATGTAAGGATCTTATGCGTAAGGAGTTCACCCAGCGTGGTAGCTTTGATGCACGTAAGCTACGCATGTCTAACATAGGCAAGACTGATAGGTTCCTATGGAATCACTACAATAATGTAGGGCCGAAGGAGAAGATGCAGCCGCATACCCTTGTGAAGTTTATGTATGGACATCTCATTGAGGAGATGCTGCTCTTGTTTGTACGCTTGGCTGGTCACACAGTGACACATGAGCAGGCACAGGCTACTGTCCAAGGTATCTCAGGTAGCATGGACTGCAAGATTGACGGCGTAGTGACTGACGTTAAGTCTGCCAGTACCTATGGATTCAAGAAGTTCAAAGATGCTACGCTTGCATTTGATGATCCCTTTGGATACATAGATCAGATCAAGGGATACGCTAGGTCTGAGGGTGAGACACAGGTAGGCTGGCTGGCTATGGATAAAGCCAATGGTCACCTGACCTACCTAAAGTATGACCTAGAGGACAAGCAGGCTCCTGTCTATGAGGTTCTAAAGAAGGACATTGAGGATCGTATCATCCATGTGAAGGAGATGGTAGGGCAGAAGGAACCACCACCCTTGTGCCATGACACAGTGCCTGACGGCAAGTCTGGTAACAAGAAGCTGGCTATGGGTTGCTCTTACTGTCACTTCAAACATGCTTGCTACCCTAAGCTACGTACATTCCTGTATTCTACTGGCCCAAGATATTTAACGGAGGTAGTCAATGAGCCTAAAGTCCAAGAGATCACGTAAGCAGAGCATCTACAGGTCTGGACTAGAGAAACGCTTTGCACAGTCAGCGCCTAAGAAACGCTATCTGTACGAGCCATATGATGTACCATACGTGATGCACAGGAAGTACAAGCCAGACTTTGTGGACAAGAAGACGGGTGACTACATTGAGACTAAAGGATTCTTTAGGACAGGAGACACCCAGAAGTATACGTCTATACGTGATAGCATCAAGCCAATCAAGTTAATCTTTGTCCTGTCAGACCCCAACAAGAAGGTCAGGAAAGGTTCTAAGATTACTATGGGACAGTGGTGTCACAAGGAAGGTTTTGAATTTTACACAGTTGACGAGTATGTAGATCATGTCACTAACAATGGATGAAATTAAGGAGCGGATATTGAAGCGGTATGATGCTGATGATATACTAGAGGCACTAGACATCTCCGCTGAAGAACTGCTGGATAGGTTTGAGGATAAGTTTATCAACAGGCTACACCAGTTTGAAGAAGAAACAAATGGAGATGAATGGGATGAGTATTGATAACATTACTCCAGAGGAGTGGAACAAGATGGGTTTTAAGACTATTAAAGACAGAGACACTAATGAGCTTGACAACGAGCCTAACCACCACCCAAGGTTCTCTGAGGAAGCTATGGCTAAGAGCTACGACCCTGTTGACAAGCCGGAGCATTACAATACTGGTGGCCTTGAATGTATTGATGCTATTCGTGGGATGCTTACACATGATGAGTACATTGGATACCTGCGTGGCAATGCCTTGAAGTACATGTGGCGCTTTAGATACAAGAAGAAACCTATTGAAGACCTACGCAAAGCACGTTGGTATGAAGAACGATTGATGAAGCACATGCTGGAGAACCCTAGTGACAAGTAAGGTAGGCGTACAGGATTACTTAGGTATCCAGATTGATTATGACAGAGAAGAAAACCTCAATGTGTTCTCACTAGAGACACTGAAGGACAGGTATTTCTGGGGAGATGAGACACATGCACAAGAAGCCTTCGCCAGAGCGTCCGTCTATGGTGCAACGTATCAAGGACATACTGACTTCGATCTTGCACAGCGGCTTTATGACTACGCAAGCAAGGGCTGGTTCGGTTTTAGCACTCCTATTCTTAGCAACGGGGGAACCACACGTGGCTTACCTATTAGCTGCTTTCTCAATTATGTTCCTGATTCAAGGCGTGG